GTTAAAAGCAAGGCAGGTGACCCTGACAACGGCGTCTTTGATAAGGTGCAGTTGGTAGGTAATCACACCTTGCCTGCTGGTGTATCTGCGGATGCATGGACGTGGCGAACGACGTACTCTCTTGCAGTACAGCAAGCCCTCCCCGACAAGTTCACCTTGTGGGACTATTCACGCGGATGGGACGGTCGTATGATCGACATCATCGAGGATGCAGTAGAAAGTGCACCTTCGAATCAAGCTGCTGTAATGCAAGCAAATGCCCTGAAATACTTGTTGCGTTTGTGGCACAAGGAGAATCCTGTTCAAGATGCAGAAAAAGCTCAATGGTATTTGAACCGACTTATTAATTTGCTAAAGTAGTAAAGCCGCTGTTAGGCGGCCTTGTGTCAACATCTTCGGAAGAATATGGCAGACTTCCGAACTTCCAAGGTCTCATGGTCCTGTATATGAGGAAGGAGATGTTTATAAGTGAAGTCAAGGTCGTGAGTTGAGTGCTTAAAATACACGCAGATGCCTTCAGATAAATCGGGAACATTAGGTACGTACCAAGAGATAATATTTAGTGCTTGCCAAGGCTCTAATCCATGAGACACCCAACTGTTCAGCTCTTCTAAGCGCTGAGCAGTTTTTAGTATATGGTTTTCATGAGCTTCACACTGCGGGAGATTGGCTTGAGAGCCAGAAACCGTAAGCGCATGTCTCCACATAAGTGTTCCATCTTTGAGGATTAAACGAGAAGGATGAACCCGCTTTCCAGATGGAAGGTTATAGAAAGAATCAGGCTTAATATGCTTGCTCATTAAACATTACCTCTGTTCTCCTCGTAATACTCAAGATCTTTTGTCCATCCATCTCCAGCGAATTCACTGTAGATGACACGTCCAATATCTCGGAAAGTATTGTAAAAAAGAGAGACCTTATCAATATCAGTCAATGTCTGATCGAGGGGAGGCCCATAGATAAGTAAATTCCAGGTTGAAGGGCAGACCTGCTCGAAACCGTTAGGACCAGCACGGAGCTGCTTTACTCGTTTGAAAGGAATACAAACGGGGTAATCCCAGATAACTGGCTCAGCTCTCAGAAGTTCAGATGCACTGCTAAAGAAAACAAAACTGTTGACATATCCATTCCGATACTCTGAAAGAGTTTTCTTAAGCCATAGACGGTTATCCCTTACTGCCCCTTTAGGTGCTACCCAGACATTGCCATGCCAGTGCTCTTGAAGTGGGTTGATTTCAATGCTTGGGACAGACGTTGCATCCACAAGAACCTGTTGAACAGGATCAGATGTTGGATCAAAATCGATGCTGCCCATAACTAGACGAGCACGATCGATAAGCTGAGGCGTGGGATACAGAGGTAGCTTTAGCCCCTTGGCTTGTAACTTATCCGCTAAATTCTTCTGCGAGCGCTCGGAAGCTTTCTTGGCTCCCTCCTGCTTCGACTGCAAATGTTCTTGTTCCAACATCACTGATTAAGGTAATTAATACGTTTTTTGACCAATCATTCGTATCGATCTCCTCTAGTAATGTTCGGAGAAACTCCAAGATCTCATCATCTTCATTGCTCTCAGCAACGTAGATATCAGATTCAATTGATGAACCAGACATAAACGTTGTTGAATCGTTCATAAGGTTGATGACCAATGAACCGGCACCTTGCTGTTCAACTCCAGTGATGGCGATATTGACAAGGTCGTGCAGAATTAATTCTGCTGTGGCAGTCAGGAACTTTTGTTCCTGTTCTTTCTCTGCGCCAAATTTTTCAGAAGCAATGAGGCGTTGGATAAGTTCGTTTCGTCTAGACATTGAAATGATTCTTGTTTAAGGATAATTAAATTAAACGTTTTATGTGGACTTGTTATCAGTATCTGTGGTCTGACTTGGATGCCTTCCAAACAGCATATCTTCGACTACAGCTTCCCAACGATCTGAGAAATCTGTCTCAGGTTCAAAGATCAAGTCACCTCGCTCCTGCAATTCCATTTCCTTGAGAAGTTTCTCCTGTTCTTTCATTGCAACTTCAACAATGTATTCATTGACTTGCTGCTTGAGAGTCTGGAGCTGGCACTGCAGTTCAAAGCTTTCGATGTATGACTCAGAGTCAACAAAAACGCCAATCTTTTGAGGGATTAAATGAAAGGGGTTGCAACAGTACTTATTGCCACATGTGGATTTCACGCCAGTCATGCCTAAGTCACCCCAGGTAAACCACATAGCGACACGTTGAGGATGATGCTGGGTGCTGGTGCTAATACCTGGACGCCGCCAAGGAAACTGGGGCATGCCAGTTCCTTTTGCTTTGTAGCCAGTCCAGTTCCAGCATTCGTCAGGCTGTCCGATCTCTACTTGAGACCAGAACTTCAGGGCTCTCTTACGTTCTCTCTTTAATAGACGATCAATGTCGAATGACAATCGACCTTCTCTTGCAGCAGCAACGCAACGAGTGCACGCTTGATGGCTGTCGTATCGCATTGAACTGGAGCTAAAGCGGCCAATGGCATGGCCGGAATAAAGGCACAAAGGCCCCTCTTCGGCTGTATTGGAGAGCTCAGCGTTACGCCTGCCGTAT